AGAAACACGAGGACTTCCGCGAGGAATGCGCCGAGCTAAAAGATAAACCCATTCTCGCAGCAAGAGCAAACATCGTCAACTCGATCACAACCCACAAGTCCGTTACAGATTCGTGGGAATACTTGCGAAGAAAGAGAAAAGAAGAGTTCTCAGAAATGAAGCATCTATCCGTTGGGAATGCTATGACGGTCAAAGATCTCGATGATATGGCTAGGGGAGACATTGTTGTGATACCAGACGAGGATGAAGACCTAACCGAAGAAGACGATGAATAGACCACACCTCCACAAAGGCCACGTTTGGGATGTTTTCCCGTGTGAGATCCTATGCGACGTCGAACATCAGAACGTCCAAATGGTCGATTGTTGGCGTAACCGATGGCTATTCAAGCCAATCAGCACGCTGATCGCTAACTTCATGTTTCACGTTTGCGGCGTATCTAGGCCACTTTATCGCGTCACATTCAAACATAATCACTAGATATGCCCGTCCGTCTCCGTAAGAGTGACGCTTGCCTCGCGGATCGGGAATGGCGCTTGAGTAGGCTCTACAAGATCCGCGACGAGAACCGCCAGCTCGTCAATTTGGATATCGACAAGTTTCCTAACCAGCGGAAACTCTTTGACATACTGAAAAGCCTCAACTTTCGAGGCATCCGCATCCTCATCCCAAAGAGTAGAAAAATGGGTGTATCTACATTTTTCCTGCTGATGTGGCTAGATGATACGATTTTTACACCAAACACGACGACATGCATCATTGCCCATACAAAGACGGACGTGCAGAAACTGCTGCACATTGTGAAAACGGCTTACGAAAACATGCCATCCCAGATCAGGCTTTCTGATGGAAGAGTGTGGAAGAAGCCACTTGCAACAACGGAAAACAAAAATGAGCTTTCCTTTGACGAGATAGGATCAAGAATCTTTGTCGCCATCCAATCGCGTGGGGACACACCAAACAACCTCCACATATCAGAAGCAGCGCACATCGCAGACGAGGATCGTATTCTTGCTACGCTTGGAGCGGTACCGAGCATCCAATTCGGATCAAACATCAGCATCGAGAGCACCTGTAACGGCATGGGAGGATGGTTTCAGACCATCGTCACCGAGTCCGAAGCGGGGCATTCAAACTTCATGCTGGTCTTTTTGCCATGGTTTGCGGTGCCAAAGTATGCGCTCCCCGTGCCGAGCGACTGGCAGGCGGGCAAGACGGAGCTCGAATTGCAGGCCAAGGTCAAAGAGCGCCACGGGATCATGCTATCCATGGAGCAGCTCTATTGGTGGCACCGCACCAAGAAAGACCAAGGCCAGCTCATGGATCAGGAGTTTCCTACCTTCCTCGAAGACGCCTTTCTCGCGTCCGGTCGCCTCGCATTCGACGATCAATACTTGCGCCTCATTCGTTCCAAGCCGCCGATCCGCGTCATGGACGTGGAGATCGACCGCATCATCCCGAGGAACGATGGGGTTACGGTCACGACTCACAAAGAGAAAGTCACCTACGGCGTGGATATCTTTGTCGAGCCGAAAAAGAATCACCGCTACGTCTTGGGCGGAGACCCGGCGGAAGGTATCAATCAAGACAACTCCGTCATCGAAGTTATCGACGTCATGACGCTCGAACAGGTCGCCGAGTTCGTTTGCGGTTCGATACCTCCGAAGGAGTTTGCTCATGTTGTGGATAAAGTATGCCGGTACTACAACATGGCGCTCGCCGCAATCGAGCGAAACAACCACGGCGGAACGGTGCTTGAAGAATTGAAGCTAATTTATCCTTACATCTATAAACGCGAGGCATTCGATGAAAAAACAAGAAAGAAAACGTCTAAGCTCGGGTTCGTAACGGACTCGCATACGCGCGATTTAATTCTCGATCAATTCGACCAACTGCTCCGAGAGTGTAACGTCATCATTCATTCTGCTATACTAAGGGCGGAATTGTTTACCTTCATCGTCAACGAAGACGATAAACGGGAAGCGAAACCCGGAACCCACGACGATACAATCATGGCGTCTGCTATTGCGCTGAAAGTAGCAAGACTCCCTCGTAGTACGTTCGTCATTACCCCCCTCACATGACGACACCAATCACCGCTAAAATCGGCGGTTATATGAAACGAGCCGGAGCCTTTCTTGAACGCAAGGGTTTTTCGGGTTTAATGAAACAGAGCAATGCGGTCGCCGCATACAGAGGCGTATCCATCGGGAACATTCGTATCTCGGTAGATGCGCTTTTTACCGTTTGGCGCAACCATGGCGACGTCTACGCCTGTATCCGCGACCTCGCGCAGAACGTGGGATCAAACGGCTACAAGTGGGAGAACACCATTGACCCAGACAAGGACGCGAACCCTAACGATTACGTCGAGGCGGAGCGCATTTTCGCAGCGTCCGGCGGCCTCGAAGCCATCAAGCGCCGCATGATCCGAGACGTTCACATCGCGGGGAACGCCTATTTCCATATCCAAAAGAGCGAAGGCGGCACGATCATGAAGCTCGTCCCTATCGACGCCCGCACCATGCGCGTCGTATGCAAGGAAGACGGCGAGATCATCAAGTGGATTCAGCAGGTGGGGATGAAGAGCGTGACGTTTGAACCGGAGGATATCTACCATTTCAAGATCGAAGACGACCCAAACAGCCCAGTCTACGGGCTACCCCCCCTCGAAACCATCATTTGGGAAGTCCGGACAGACCTCGCGGCTCTCATCTCAAACTACGAGTTCTTTGAAAACAGCGCCCGACCTGACACGCAATACATCCTCGACGAAACAGTAACGGAGGACGCGCAGGAAGAGATCATCAAGCAAATCCAAGAGAACCTAAAGGGAGTCGAGAACAGCCATAAGGCACTCGCAATCAAAGGGGTCAAGGACGTGAAGATTCTGACCGTCAGCCCCCGCGACATGGAGTACAACCTGCTCCGTCGGTTCACCACGGAAAAGGTTTGTGCGGCGCTCGGCGTGCCGAAGAGCGTCATCAACTACACGGACGGGGTGAATTACTCGAACGGCGAGAATCAATCGCGCAAGTATTGGGAAGGCACAATCGCCCCTCTTGACGGAATCGCAAAACGGTCTATCACGAGGGACTTGGCACCACGGCTCGGCGTAAAGACATCACGGATGAAGTTCAACGGTAGACGGTTCGACACCGAGGAATCGGTACGCGAGGACGTGAAGCTCGGCCTCATCACGATCAACGAGGCGCGTCAGAAGCGCGGAATGGAATACTACGACGCGGCGGAGATGGGCGAGTTCGTAGACAAGCCGATCATCTTCAACGGAGCCAGCGCGATCCCGGTGCTCGACGTAGGGCAAAACCCCGAGCCAGCAGCCGACGAACCGGCCGCAGCCGAGGAAAAGCCCGACACGAACAAAGCGTTCAAGCTCGTGCAGGAATTGGCGCAACGATACCTATATGGCCGCTCTCAACCGTAGCATCGAATATGCGTTGCTCTACATCCAAGAGAAAGCGGGCGCAGCCAAGCGTCCGAGCGGTTCTTACTTACGAAAGCAGGAACTACGGCTAGAGAAAAAGGTGTTCGCTCGGTTCAAGAGGCAGATGAATTGGATCGTCGAGGAATCCGCGAAGCTCTCTTACTTCCAAGAGGAAAAGGCCATCGAGCGTCTGATTACCAAGGGAGTCCGGGACGACGTAGACGCAATGCTCGAAGGCTTACCGGAGAATGAGGAGCTCGCAAACGACATCGGTCAGACGGCAAACGACACGTTCATGCGAGGGGCGCGGGACATCAACGTCAAGATCGGCATGAGTCAGCTCGGCGTCTCGTTCGACCTCGTGAATCCCGAAGCCCTCGAATACGTCCGTAAGCTGAAAGACCTACACCTCTCGAACTTCCGGGGCTCGATCCAACGCACTACCAAAGGCCGCATCCAGCAGATTCTTGTCGAGGGAATCGAGAAGGGTACGTCCTACGGGGAAATCGCCCGCAAGATCAGGTCGCAAGGTAAAGCCGGGGTGTTCTCTCGCGCACGAGCGGAGACCATCGCGGTCAACCAAGTCGCCAACGCTTACGGGAAAGGAACGGACAAGATGGTGCGGAAGTTCAATTTTGAAACCAGCTCCATCACGCAGAAACTTTGGCAGACGGTCAAAGACTCCCGCGTGACCGAAGAATGCAGGAAGAACGAAGGGCAGGGCTGGCTAGGAATGGAGGAGGCGTTTCTAAGTGGGGACGAGCACGCTCCCCGACAAACGAACATCAAATGCAGGTGCGTCACGGCCTATCGGGTCGTCAACATGCGCGGAGAGCCAATTTAATCCCTCACTTATCTATGCAAAACAAGTATTTCTTTCAGATGGAGGTCAAAGAAGTGAAAGCCGAAGACAATGGCGGAGACGTCATCATCGAAGGTTTCGCCTCAACACCTGACCTCGACCGCTACCGGGACATCGTGGAGCCTAAAGCCTTCCAAGACGCCTTGGAGCTCTACATGAAGAACCCCGTCATCCTTTACCAACACAACGCGGATCGTCCGGTCGGCCTTGCCACCGCGACCAAGATCACGGGCAAAGGGTTCTGGATTCGAGCGACGATCAAAGAAGCGGATACCAAAGAGAAGGTCTTGAACGGCCTCATGCGTGCCTTTTCCATCGGGTATATCCCACTGGAATCCGCGCTTGAACACGAGGACGGTACAGCCTTCAACGCCGAGAAAGATTCTTATTGGGACGCGACTCTCGTTCGTGTCATCAAGAAGCTCGACCTCGTGGAAATCTCCATCGTATCGACTCCAGCCAACGGGAACGCACTGTTCTCGGTCGCCAAGTCGGTCAAGCGCGTGTTCGCTGATTTAGCCACTAAAGCATTCTCTATGAAGACCAAATCCAACGACCAAGACATGAACGAGGTTGACGCTGACGTGGCTAAGCCACCAGTGAAGGCCGAGGAAGAAGAAAAGGAAGAGTCCACCGAAGGCACGGCCACAGAAGCCCCAGCAGCCAAGCCGGCGGTCAAGCCTGAATCGGAAGACACGGAAGACGAGGGCGAGGACGAAGAGGAAGGGGAAGACACAAAGAAACCTACCAACGGCCAGAAGCCACCGGAAGAGGATGAAAAGGCGGGTGAGAAGCCCGCCGCCGATAGCGGAGAAGCCCCAAAGGGCGAGGAACCGAAAGCGGAGTCCAAACCGGAGGATGAAACGGAGGGGGAAAAATCCTTTGAAGTCTCGCAGCTCGTAGCGAAGGCGCTCCCGGAACTTGTACAGTCCGGCGTCCTCGTCGAAGCGAAAGAGGCGGGCAAGGGTGTCGATTTGCCAAAGCAGATCGTCGGATTGTTACGGAAGCTCGTGGATGAAGTGGCTACTCAGGCGGGTCGCGCTGACGACTTGCAGGAAAAGCTCAACAAAATCCCAGCAAAAACGGTTCTCGCGCCAGTCGGCCAGTATGAGGACGTGCCAAGCGCCACGGCACCCGCTCAGAAGACCGTCTCCGCAGGATTCGCAGATTTACTCAAAAACGCATCGTAAGCACATCTATCCACTATGAAGAAAGACGTACTCGAAATCTTCCGTAAGATGGGAGCCAAAGGTCTCGGCATCGAACAGAAGGCCAACGAAGTCATGCACACCGGTAACACCGGCTACGGTGCTGAGCACATCCCATCGGAAGTTTTCAAAGCCGAAATCATCGACTTGATCCCTCAGCGCTCCCGCTTGCTCCCATTGCTCCCGGGCAACCACGGCAACAACTTACCAAAGACCTACACCGCAGCAGCTCGCGGCCTTTCCATCGCTGACTTGGTTTTCCAAGGTAAGAGCGAATGGACGACCGGTACGGCATCGGAAACTGAGAACGACCACGCGCAGTCCAAGGCAGGCACAAAGAAAGTTACGCTCAACCAAGCCTCTTTCATTTGTGAAGTAGACATCTCCGACGCTGAATTGAACTACAACGCCGTCAACACGGAGCAGTATGTGAAAGACCGCATCGCGGAAGCCGCCGCCTACACCGTTGACTTGCTCATCATGAACGGCGACACGGAAACGGGAGGCACCGGCAACGTCAACAGCGACGACGGAGCGCCAACCGCAGGAACCTACTACCTGAAAATCGACGGTGGTATCCGCGAACGCGCTATCAACAGCTCGTACACGGTGAACGTCGGCACATTGGCCGCCGCTGACTACGCTGACTTGCTCGGCAAGCTCGGTGAGTACGCTGAACGTCCAGAAGATTGTCTGTTCATCCAGCCAGTGAAGGTTACGAACAAGATGATCCAGATCGCCGAGTTCTTGACCGCTCAAAACTCCGCTGACAAAGCCACGATTCAAAAGGGCATCCGTCCTACACCGTTCGGAGTAGACGTCTTGCAGCATCGCGGCGTTCCTCTCACGGAGGCCGACGGTAAGGTTTCGACCACCCCAGCGTCGAACACGGTTGGTCAAATCTTGTGTCTTTACAAGCCAGCCGTGCAGTACGGATTCGGCCAAGAGTTCACGCTTGAAGTCGCTCGCGTTCCGGGCTACGGCTACCGCTTGGTCGCCACGTTCGACTTCGCCTTCAAGATCATCGACGCCGATGCATCCTTGACCAACCCAACGGTGAGCGCCGGTATCAACGTAACGGTCTAATCACCCGTTCGGTTCTCTCTCTCGCCCTTTACGGGGCGAGAAATGAGAATCGAACACTTACCCTTTATCTATGCAATACGACCTCAAAACCATCGGAGAATCAGCGTTAGTAAAACTCATGTGGCACGGAGCACCTACCCGCGTTCTCGTGCATGGCGAAGGTGTTAAGCGCGACGTAGGAACGGGCGACGTCATCGAAGTCACCTTGAAACAAGCCCGCGAACTTCTATCAATGAGCCGCCTTTTCACGCTCGACGGCGACAAGCCCGTCAAGCAAGCCTCCCCTTTGGTCATCCCTGAAAAGACGGACGAGGAAGGCAATAAGGTTGTTTCTCTCAACGTGGAAGCGGCTGAAAAGCTCGACACGAAGAAAGAAGTCATCGAAGCCCTAAAAACCCTCGGCGTCGCTTTCAATGACGCGCTCAGCAAGAAAGAGCTCAAAGTCTTGCTCATCGAGAACTTGAAAGAACAAGAAGAAGCCGCAGCCAAGGCAGCCGCCGAAGCCGCAGAGATGGGAGCAGGTGCCAACGATACGACCGGCAACGCCCCAGCAGGCGATCAGAACGTCAAATAAGCAGGTAACGCGATTCACTAACGACACTCTATGAATGATTTTAACCAGCAATTAGCACTCGTGGGAGCAGCAACCAGCTACTCCGACGTTTATCAGCTACCCGCAGACGTGGGGCATGTTGAGGCATCGGCGGTCGTTAGTGCCATCGCCGGAACGACGCCAACGCTCATCGTCACCGTTCAGACCTCGCAAGATAAAGTGACTTGGGAAGATCGAAATGTCTTGCCAACTTTTGCCGCTACTGGAACGAAGAAAGTCCGCGCGAGCGAGCCACGCATTTACTTCCGTTTCAAGCTCGTTTTAGCAGGTACGACGCCAACCGCGACCGTCACGCTCTTCGCCATCGGACGAGAAGGTGAGGGCGATTCTTCTGAGATGCTCATCTTGCAGGATGCGGCCGGAGCAACGGGAAACGGGAACGTCCTCGACGTCGTAGGCCAAGCCTCGGCGGTTATTGCTATTACAGGCACGTTTAGCGCTACCGTTACCTTTGAAGGCACCCTCGACGGTACAAATTGGTTTGCAGTGAACGCGACAAAGGTGGGCGACGGCGGCGTTGCATCTACCGCAACCACGACCGGCCTCTATCGTATCGCTTGCGCCTCTATTACAAGCCTCCGCGCTCGCGTCAGCACATGGGCATCGGGCGCTCTTACGGCTACCGGACGCACGACGCAAAACGACTCAGGTTCATACGACAACATTCCAAGGTCGGTGTTCTACACCACTCCCGGAACGCGCACGAACGGCCAAGGCGGGCCATTGCTCTCGGATGCGCTTGGCAACTTACTCGCTACGCTAAAGACGTATATTGAGGGAGAAGACCCTACCTTCCGCGTTCTCAAGACGCAGGTACGCGCAACGTACACCCCTCCTATTACCGCCTCGGGTCTTATTTTTACGGGTCCGGGTCAGTTCATGGGTTACATCGTCAACTCGTGTGGAGCAGGCGCAACGGTAAAGGTTTGGGATAGCCTCACGGGAGCGACCACGGTCGTCATGGATACCGCTACCTTTACGGCCGCCGAAGCCCAAGGGCCTAAGCCGGTCGTCTTGCCGGTAGCCGTTCAGCTCGGCACGGGTTGCTACATCACGATCACGGGTACGATCAGCCTTACACCACTTTGGAATCAATAAACCTATGTCTACCTTCACCATTAACGCGATTGACAAAGAGAAGGGTCACGTCGAAGTGACTTATTCCGTTGACGGGGTACGCCAAACGATGAGCGACGCCCCATTAGGGGATGATAAGGCGCTCATGGACTTCTTAGAGGACTACGGAACGCGCTATGAGGCATCTCTTGCGCTTGAAGATGTAAAGAAAGCTATCGAGCCGGAGGTTGAGGAGAAAATCGACGCGCTTGTTGGTCAAACCTTCAATCTTCCAGCAAGCCGTTAAAACCCATATCTATGTCCCGTCGCACCAAGATCCAGCCATACGTCAATTCCATTAAGTTCAATGGGACTACTTCGTATTTGGCTAAAACAAGTCCGACGGGCATCAACACAGGGACGGGGAGCCGTTGGGGAATGTGTCGCATCTTCCTAACCACGGACGCGCTAGGAGCTATTTTTACCTACAAAGTCAACTCATTGCAGAGTCCGGGCGTATTGGTTGGTCAGCTTGCGGGCGTGTACTACTTCGCGCTTGATTCGATCAACGGAACGAACAACCTCACAATGACCGCCGCCGAGTTCAAGCGCTATTTTCCTATGGGGAAATGGATTGATTTCGCTTGGCTTATCACGACTACCGGCGTCAAGATTTGGGCGAACAAGGTCTTGGTGAAAAATAGCTCTTGGGGTGTTGTGGTGAACACAGGGGTTTATAACGCTATCTTTTGGGCGAAGACTCAAACGTCCTCGCAGGCCGATCTGTACCCATTCAACGGGTATATTAAGGACGGAATCATTGGAAATGGCGACCTCACGCAAGCGGAGGTGGACGACTTCTTCTTCGACGGCATTGTTCCATCGACGGCCACGGATCGTTGGGAAATGGAAACGGGGAGCGGTACAGACGTTCCAAACAGCATCACGGCGGGTAACAACCTCACGGCTTCTAACATCGCTTGGTCTACGCTCGTTCCTATGCAGGCTCGTCAAACGGCCTCCGATAAGTTCTTGGTGCGTGAGATTCCATACTCTATCTACGTCAACGGTGTAGACGGAGCAGCAAACAACGCTCTCTCAGCCTCAAACATTCCGGCGATGAATGGAGCGGCGCAATACACATCGGAAATCCTGTTTTGGCCAACGGCATCTAAGGCGATGATTATCTACGACAACTCGCAAGCGGGTGTCACGGATAACATCTTTTTGAGCATGGATGCGAACTTCAACCTATTGTGTCATCAAACGATAGGCGGAGTTTCTAAGAATATCTTAGGCGTTTCGGGAAGAGTGAATCGCGGTAGGTTCAACCTTATCGACGTTGCATACGACGGCTCCCTGATTTCCATTTTCCTAAATGGCGCGTTAGTAGGCTCGCTAGCCGCAACGGGTACGGCCGGATCAAACAACACGACGTTTCGTTGGGGTGCGTACTACAACGGCGCATCCTTACTGACATTCAAAGGATACCTATATAGACCAAGGCTTTATCTTCTCGGTATGACGCTGGCAGAGCATAAAGATCGGTATTTCCGTGGCATAACAAGCGCAGCTTTGCAGGCCGCTCTCATCGTGGACGGAGCAATGACCGCCGGTTCTGGCTCAACGATTACGGACGCATCAGGAAACGGAAATACGATCACGCTTGGGGCTAGCGCTTCATGGGCAACGGTCACTCCGTTCCATGAACGCGCGGCGGCCGGAGTGCGAACCGATATCTAATTCATGCAAACCTCAATCAATCAGAACCCACCATATGCAAATCGCAGAAACATTTGATAAAACAACCCTTTGCAAGATCGGCACCGCGTTCATGATTTCATTGGGCGCAGGATCGGGCATGGGCTTCATCGCCTTCTCCGCCGAGATGATCCTTTTCCTCAACTCAAAAGGAGCCGACTTGATCGATTGGTACATAGTAGCCGGTGCCTTCTGGCTACCGTTCTCTAGTGCCATCGTCGCGTCATTCTACCAGTGGAAGAAGGGGCAACCCGCTGAATTGGTAGGCAAGGAATAAACCCACCTATGAACCTCTACGTCACTCTAGCCGAAATAAAATCATTCATGAGCATCTCCGGGTCTTCACAAGACACGAAGCTCACCATGATGAACAAGGCCGCTACTTCCCTCTTGAATGGGTATCTTAGCGTTTCTGACCTCGCGCTCCACAAAGTGACGGAAGAAGTGCATGACGCTTGCACGGGAAAGTTTCGCCTCAACGACATGCACGTCCTCTCGGTCGGGACGATCATGGACGACGAAACCGAATACACTCAGGACGATGCGTATGATATCGAGGAACGTCCGACCGGTGTGAATTACGTTTTGAATCTTGAAAAGTATATCGGCGGTGGATACCGAAAAGGACGCTTCACCTATGTCGCGGGCTGGAACGCCTCAGGCATGGCAAAGATCACGGTCACAGTAAGCGGTCTTGCCGCTGACGCCACGATTACGCTTGGCGCGATTTCGGCGGACGGGTACACGCTCACGCGCGGAGTCTCGTGGACGGCTCAGTCTACGGATGCGCTTGAAGCCACGGCCATCGCCGCAGCGATTGACGCGCAGGCCGGAACGCGGGCGTTCGCCATGGGTAACGTCGTCTACGTCATCGAGGACACGAACCCGCAGGTCATCACGCGCACCATCGCAACCTCAGACGCAACGCGACTCGCGCTATCCGATAGCATCTTGCGCTCGGTGGACTTCCCCGAAGCAATCCGGTTGGCCTTGCTCACGAGCATCTCTTCAATGCACCAGATGAGCAAAAACCCACGTTTGAAGAGCTACACCATCGGGCAAAAGACCGTGACGTTTGCAAGCAAGGCCGAGGCGGATTCTTACGAACAGTTCTTGAAACCCTACGTTCGCCCGAGGGTTTCCGTCGCCTAATATGGTTCC